TAATTTTGGACTGGACATAAGACTCATAAGACTGGATTGTTAAGCCCAAAGCAGCCGATTCCCGGGCAATTGTGCTCCATATTTTCTTTTTTTGTTTTTCCGACCAATCCCACCTAGGCCGCGCCAGACCACTCAAATTTTTTTTACCCCAAATAGGTGTTTTTTAAGAGCAAGTAGGGGAAAGCTTATCCATCAAGTTCACACGACTTAAAATTGACCTTATAGCTTAATTTTATGTAAAAGTGGCAGTTTCACCGTCAGATTTCGAATTATATTCGCGTGTTACAGGTCGTCCGGTACCTACAGACCGTGGAGCACGGATGAAAATGGCTCCAGAAGTCAATAGATTCATCAAAAATAGGGAATATGAACGTCCACAGAAGACAACATTGCAAAAAGGAGCCGATTTATTAGGTAAAGCAGCCATAATCGGTGGTGCTTTGGCGGCTGGACATGCAATTGGAGGTGGTTTTAGAGGTAAGACAGCAGAAAACGTAGGAAAAGTAGCTGACGTAGTGCAAAATTTAGCAAAAACAGGTGTTGTAGGGGCAGAAGGGGGAGATAGTGGTCTAGATTTCGGTGTTTCTGGCGGTTCTCCAGTTCCTTATGGTCAACCACCTATTTCAGGAGGGAATATTGACTTAGGAGGAGTAGATAACATTAGAGATAGGAGTACAGCTCTCGCAGATAGTATATTAAACAGACCAGGTGGTGATTTAGACAGGCTTGACGACTTTGGAGGTAATATTCCACCAAATATAGGTGGTGGGGATACTATTTTACCTAAAAAACCGGATGGAAGTGCTCAAATAGTCAATAAAGCAGACGAAGTAGATGCATGGCTTGCTAAAAATCAGTGGATTAGATCAGATGCAGGTATAACAGGGAAAGGACACGGGAATATAGGGCAAGAAAAGGAGTGGCTCAAAGAAGAATTAGATACAAGGAAAGAATTAGAGACAGGATTAACTAGTGAACAGCGTCAACAAATTTATAAAACTGGACTTGGTTCAGATGAGGAGGAAGCAGAAGAAAGAAGGTGGAATTTGCAGCTTGATGCTATGGCTAGAGATCGTGATCCAGATGGACCACCTCCAGAGGGAGGAGGGGGTACTCCTTTAGATCCTGCACCAACACCTGCAAGTCCTACTGATATTGTGTCTCCAGATGATCCTGGAGTACAAAGACTATCTGGTGGAATACAACAGGGTAAAACGTCTACATTAGGGAGAGTAGGGGCTGCAATATCTGGACGGGCGCGTAGTGATATTCAAAAATTACGTGAAGAACCTTTTGGCGCACAGAAAGAAAAGGCTGCTGCTAGAGATCTTGGATTAATGATTTTAGGTCGAGGTATGGGGTTAGGTCCTCAAGGTGGTAGACCTGTTGGTAGTGGTTTTAATCCAGGAGCTACTCAAGGTATTTTTAATCTACCTGGGGTTAGAAATATAACTGCTCCAATAGGAGAACTTAGAGATGCAATAGGAGGTGTTGGAGGATGGAATATTCCTTATACTGGTCAAGCTATTCCGACAATTGCTCAGGCAGGTTCTAATTTCTTGAGTTCACATCCACTTGTGGCAGACTTTGTGAATGCTGGTGGAGTTACAGCTGCCGAAGGAATAGGTTTAGGCTCTAGTTTACTTGTAGGTGGAGCAGCTAAAGATGCAGCAAAAACTGCAATTGCTATTGGAGATAAACTTGCTCCATTCCATAATAAAGTTCTTGTTCCAGGTACGAGGAGATTAGCTGGTGCTATTGGTGGATTCCATGGGAATTATTTAGTTCCACAAGGTAGACAATTCCATCAAAACGTTTTAGTTCCTGCAGGAAGAGAATTCCATCAAAATGTTTTAGTTCCTAGTGGAAATGCTGCTTTAGATGGTATTCAAAGAAATCTAAATGTATTAAAGGAATCAGCCGAGCAACAATTAAATATTAAAGGTCAACTTTCTGCCGTTTCAGAGAGTCTCTTACCTACAACACGTTTTACTGGTCAGGTAGGTATAGAGGAAAATTCTCAGTTAAACGATCATCCAGATACAGGTTTAGGTGAGATAGACACGGCGCCATCTCGTTTAATTCAAGAATTCTCTGATAGACGTATTTCAGGAGAAGGTTCTTTAACACCAGGTGATAGGTCAGATCTAAGTGCTTTACTTTCCGGTTCTCGTGGACAGTATGGTCCAATAGAAGGCTTAAAAGCACTAGGTCCAGATGAGACTGTCAGTGGTGATATAGAGATTCGTACAGATGTAGGTGTTAATGATCCTGTTAACTTTACACAGCTTTTTGGTAAGCGTGTTGGTAAAAGGGAAAAGGATAAGTTTATTGCTGGTTTACAAGAGAGGAATGAAGATGTTTACAGTGGTGAAGGTGCTACAGGAATGAGAAGGGGAAGATCTTCTGATCCTGAAAAACGTTTTCAGCCATTCCATGAAGTTAATTTTGGATCTGACTTACATACTCCTACTAAAGGTTCAAGAAAGGGTCAGTTATCTAGATTGCCAAAGAGAAAAATAGAAGGAAAAGGAAAGATGGGGAGTATGGGAGTAGCTGGAAGTATGGCTGGTGTTGCTGACTGGGAAGATAGAGATGCTAAAGATCCTTTACATGGGCTTAAACAGTTTGCAAGAGGCGTAATGGAAGAACCTGATTTATCAGATAACGCTGCTGAAGAAGTAGGAAGAAGGATAGCAGAAAGGGAAGAGCAAGGAAGTACTGAATGGGTAAGATCTCCAGATGGTAAATTAAGAAGGAAAAAAATTGATGATCCATGGGATTCATAGATAACAGTCCAAAGCTACCTGGCGATAAAATGATGTTGGGAGAAAATGAAGAGATCATAGTTCCAGTAGGGGGTATTGATGGTTTAAGAGATGAAGATTTACCTCTTTCTGCTTATGATCAAAAGGTTCCTAGTTGGGATGAAGAAACTCCTGCATGGTGGGATATCTAGTGATTTCCCAATGCTAGATTTAGCGTACTGACATAAGTCCAATGATCTTTCTCGAACCAGTTATTGCTGCTCTCTTAGGTGCCGGTGTAACTGCACTTGCAGTTTTCTTTAAGAAAAATATAGCTGCAAAAATGGTATTAAAATATGGCCCGTTAGTGAAGAAAGCATATGACATTATTGACCCAATTTTAGATAAGAATTTAACGAATTGGAATGGTGGTCAAGTTGATCAAGCTTTTGAATTAGCAATCAAAGCTGCATCTGATGGCGAACTAACAGAAGATGAAATTAAGAAGATAGCTGTTCATATGGCTGCTTCTTGGTTACCTGCTGCAGCTGCAGATAAGGTACGTATTCTTGAAGCTAAGGGTACAACTGAAGATCAAGATATAGTTACTAAATCAATTACCAAAACCGTTAACGCTTCTTAATCATGGCTGCTGGAGTAAAATTAGTTGATAACTTAGCAAGTTTTACAGATGCTTATGGCACCAATAAAAACTTCAAAAAGAGGGATAAGACTCTTAAGGTAAATCCATGGGCAGAAGCTGGTTCACTTAGTCAAGATAAATATTTCGATCCTGATAAAACAACTGGTAGTGCTCAGTGGAAAGGTCTTTTAGATGATACAAACCCAGACGTTAGAGATAATGATTTCTATAGATCTGCAAGGTCATTCATTAGTCCTGATGAGAAAGGGTTTAAACCAGCTGATGATGCTTATAAGAAGTGGGAAAATTTTGCCTTTAATGATTTTGCGCCAGGTAATAAGACAGGTGGGTTAGCAGATAGAGTTGATACGGCTGATGTGCAGTCGTTTTATGATACATATTATGCCTCGCGTCTAATAGACGACGAAACTTTCGTAGGTTCATCCAACCTTAGATATATGTTTGAAGAACCCGCTAATGCTGGTAGTACTGAAGCTAATCCTAATGAGGCTAACAAAGCTCCAAGTCAAGAGGTAACAGTGTAATGGCTGCTTGGGAAGAAACTAAAGAAGGTTCAACTACTTTTAGAAGACCTACAGTAAAAGCTGATGGAACTAGAAATCAAACTGCGAGTGAATTAAGAGATGTTGGAATAAGAGCTTTACTTGGTAAATTGCCAGGTAATTGGCCCGTCATTGCTGATATAGGAATGCACATAATGGGAAAGGATACTGATGCTGCTTTAGCTAAAGGAAAAGACTATTTAGGTAATGTAATGAGTGGATATTGGAAGCGTATGGGTGAAGATCCAGCTAGAGCTACTTACAGTAGATTGACTGAGAAAGCAAATCCTAAGCAACAGGCAGGTGCTGTGCAAACAGGGCGACCTAGACCTGAGGATACTTTCTTTAATCCTAGTGGTGACGTCCTTTTAAAAAGTACTCAAGATTTAAAGGATCGAGGTTGGAGAAGAGGTCTTTATGAAAATCCGGAGATAACTGCAAGTGTTGTTGGTGCAACTACGGCTGCTGCGCCATTGATTGCAGGTGGCTTAGCTTTAAGTGCATTTGCTGAAGGTGGAAAGCCTCGTTCATCTTATTCAAATTCTGTTGAAGGCTATGATTTAAGTGACACAGGTAGTAGATCTTCTAATGAATACAACCCAAGTGTTGAATCAGCAAGAGAAGCTGCTCGTGCTAAGACTGAGTTAGAAAATTTAAAGCATGCTCATAAAAGAGAACTTATAGAGTTAAGAGGCGAGGCGGGTACTCCAGGTGTACAGGGAGGTTCTTCAGGAGTTTCTACGGATGTAGATAGATTTCTTAATAACGTTTATGGAAGAGGAACAACTAAGTACTTCTAAATGAGTGAACGTATAATGAATAAAAAAGAGATTTAAAATGTCTACCAAGTCTATCCATAAGAGAGTTGATGATAATTCTGAAGAGAAAGAAACATTTGGGGGAGCCTTCTCTAAAAATTTCGGACCTGAGTTTGGAAAGAGTTTTCTTGATATCTGGAAGTCTGGTGGAATGGGTGGAGGAAGTAGCAGTGGTAGTGGAGATAAAAATGTATTTAATCCTGGAACAATGGGTGGAGGTTCAATATCTCCTATAGGTGATAAGGGTAAACACTTCTTATTCCAATACACTCATCCACAGGCAACTATTATGCCAACAGCTCCTTCTCAACCTGGGCTTGGTGAAAAGCTTCTTGGTAGTGCAGTTGGTGCTGGAGTTTCTGCTGGTGCACAGGCTTTATTTGCCGCCTGTGATGAAAGACTTAAAGTTGATATGGCTCCACTAGAAAGTACTGAAGTTAGTGATTCTTTAGCTGAGATTGCATTCTTTGTTAAGGGGCTCCGTGAGTGCGCTTGAAAAGTTAAAAAAGTTAGAGCCGATTCAATTTCGGTATAAAGAGAATATAGATCCTAATCAGTCGTTAAGAGCTGGTTTTTCGGCACAACAAGTACAAGAAATTATCCCTGAGGCGGTGCATGAAGTTGATGGAGTTCTAATGCTCGATTTAAACGTTTTGCGGAATTATTTATCATTAGCTAAAGAAGAGTTATTGTCTAAGAGTTAGAGCCACTAAAATAATTAGATATATGTATTGAGATTAAAAAAATGGGTTGGGGCACACTAGTTTCAAAAGGTCTTCCTTATTTAGATGACGCATTAAGATTTGCTAGACCTATTGGTACTCATTTAGGAAATAATTTGTGGAAATATGGTGGTGCTTATGGGTTTGGTTCATCTGCATTACAGGGTGAAGGATTAGGAGGAATGATACAGGGTGGTCTTCAAGGCGCTTCCATGGGGCAGATATTTGGACTGGGTGGACCAAAAGCACGTTTCTTAGGTAGAGCAGGCTTAACTAAGATGGGTGTTCCTCTTTCAAGAGCACAAAATTTAGCGGCTGTAGGTGTACCTCTTGCTAGTGGTCTAGGTGTAATGGCTACAAGTGGTTCAGGTGGACCTGTTGGTGGTGCAGTAAATAGAACTGGAGGTATTGCAGCTAGTCAATTATCAGGACGAGGAGATCCTAATTCTGGAGATGTTTTAGGAAGTCAGAATTTACCACCAGGAACGATTGACCGGATGATGGGACCACAAGGTAATTACTGGTATCGCTTAGATCCAGCAGGAGTTCCATTTGGCGATAGGCTTGGTAGACAATTAGATGCAAGAACAAACGCAAATGTAATGAATATTCTTGGCGATACGACTTTTGCTCAGACTGAGAGAAAAGAGAAAGCAGACCTTGCTCGTCAAGCCGCTGCTAAGCAGTTAAAAGAGAATATTGAGATGGCTAGAGCGATGAGTGAAGCTTCTCAGGCATCAGGATTTAATATGGCTGAAGCTAGTAATCAAGCTGTAGCAAATGCAATGCAAAACAGAAACAACTTTAGATACTTCTAAGGACCATGAGTACAAAACTCAATAATCGCAAAGATAATTTCTTAACTAAGATTAATAACATCTTAGGGATGGGAAATAATTCTTCTGTTGGGAGGATTAATTATTGGGACCCAACTATTCCTGATCCTAGATTTGATCCTACAAAAAAAGGGCCACAATATGAACAATTACCTGATGGAACATTAGTCAGGGATGGTGTAATTATTAGTGAAGATGCACCTACTGGGTGGTTAGGTATACCTAGAGTTTTCACTGGTGCATATGATGCATTACCTTGGACTAAAGGGGATCTTGATAAGAGAGGATCAGGTTTAGATGAATGGGGAAGAAGAATAGATGCTCCAAATACGTTAGGAGGTGTACCTATTGAGATATTTGCTGAAAAGAAAAATCCAGATTATGATCCTACAAAAGCAGTTACATCGGACCCAGTTCCAAACCTAGGTTCTGGTCTGTCAGTTGGAAAGATTATACAAGATGGTTATTCGGGATGGCGTGATAGGAGGCTGAAGGATAGAGAGAGGGAACAAAATCTTCTTTATAACAAGATTGCTAATGAATATGCTTATCAGTTAGATAAGGCTCAGATGTATGACTATATGAACTCACCAATGGGAGTGGCAAGAACTAATTTAATGTCTCAACAAGCTTTTGCAGTACCACGTATAGCCAAGGCTGCACTTATTGAAGCAAGAGCTAAGTCACAAGATGCGGCGAACGAATTTGGTCAATTAGGATTGAAGAGAACATACTTCACAGGTTAGTTAGCTTCACCGTTGGTAGAATCTAAATAATGCTAATTGATAAATTTTAAAGATGGCTGACGACAAAAACGATCCAAATAAGGTTGCGGATAAAAAGTATACGATTGGCGGTAATGTCTATACCGTTGATCAGGAGACAACGAACCAATTAGTACTGGACGAGGCAGCTGCGGCACAAACGCGGATCAACATGAAGTTGGCTGCGGAAGAAGATAAGGGTCTGAAGACATATTTCACAACAGAAGAGATGAGAGCTGCTCAAGGAGCCTCTGATCTTAAAAAAGGTGAGTATGAGGCAATTGGTAAGCAGGATCGATTAAAGGTAGGTGTTGAAGGATTAGAAAGAAGAAAGGCGTTAGAAACTGAAGGAGCGGAACAACGAGAAACTGCTGAAACTGTTGGCGCACAAACGAGGTTAACTGAAGGTATAAAAGGGCAACAAGAGCGATTAACACAATCCGAAGGATTACAAGAGAGTGGAAGACAGGCTCGTGAAACTCAAGCAGAGCGTTATGTAGGAGAAAGAGGCTTAGTTAAGACAACTGCAGCAGAAGCAAGGGAAACCCAAGCTGAACGTTATGCAGGAGAAAGAGGTCTAATAGGAGAAGGAGGTAAGCAACAACGAGAAACACAATCCGAACGTTATGCCGGTGAAAGAGGATTAGTCAGTTCTAAAGGAAAAGAAGAACGTCAGACTCAAGCGGAGCGGTATGCGGGTGAAAGGGGATTATTAGGGGAAGGAGGGGCTCAACAGAGACAGACACAGGCTGAAAAATATACAGGAGAAAGAGGATTAGCAAGAGTTGGTGGTGAAGAAGCCAGAGCGTTAGAAAGGACCCGTGGATCAGAGACACGTCGTACAGATATGCAAAGAGAAGCTTTCCGTCGCTACAAGGAGGATAGGGATTATAGTCAAGCTCGCACAGCAACTAGAGTATGACCGAATGGTTAAAGAGCCTTTCTTTAAAAGATAGAGAAGCCTTTTTAGCCTTTTGTAAACAAACTCGAAGCTCAATTCAAATGTATTTGTATTCCCGATTTCTTGGGTTTACAGGTACCATCGTTCAATGCGATAAATGGGCTCAGAGAAAATTCAAAAGGCGTAACTTTAATGAAGTATTGGAAGCTGAAATTGATTCAATGCAGCAGGATATTTCTAATTTAAGAATTGGTATTGAACAAGGTATGGTGAAGCAGGACATGGGTACCGCCAGAATTGCAATGCTTCAAAAGGAATTAAGGGGAACGATTAAACAACTTAGTGATGAGAAGGTATTACTAGATAAACAAGGTTTAATTCTTGCTGGAGCAGACAGAGCTTTACGAGAAATGTTGTCTATTTTTAGAGACGATCCTATTGAAGGTCCATTAACAGAAGCATCAATGGGAGTTTGGACAAAAATCTTACAAGAGGAAAGTTAGAGATTCTTAAGCTATGCTACGTGCATGGCAGGTACAAGTATTTATAGCGTCTACAGACGCACTGCAAGAGCAGCAGCTAAGCAGCAGGTAGTCAAAAAGACTTCCAATATTGATGTCGAACGTGCAAGAGTCGATTTTGCATATTTTTGTGATGTTGTAGGTGATAAACCTCCTGCAAGTCATCATAAACAATGGCATAAATATCTATGTACGGGTGATAGTAGTGAATGTTTATCTGGTATTGCTGGACCTAATATTGATATTCTTGCTCCACGAGGTTCAGCTAAGTCAACGGTTCTAGGTTTGTTCACAGCTTGGTCAATTGGTGTACATGCTTTAAAGCGTATGCCTTTGAAAATTTTATATATTTCTTATACGGTTGATGTGGCAAGACCTAAGAGTGCCGCTATTAAAAGAATTATTGAAGAAAGTAAGACTTATAAAGAGGTTTTTCCAACAGTAAAAATTGCTAAAGGAATAAACTCAAACGAATATTGGAGTATTGATTGGAAATTTGCAGGTATTAAATCTACTGGTGAAGAAGAATTTACCGTTTGTTGTGCAGGTCTAAAGGGTGCTGTGACATCTAAACGTTCTCATCTTTGTATTATTGATGACGCAATTAAGAGTGCAGATGATATTAAAAATAGGGATATCCGCCAAGCTATGGAGGACAACTGGAATGCTGTTATTGTTCCAACTATGTTTGAGGGTGGAAGAGCTGTTTGTCTAGGGACTCGTTTTCGTCATGATGATATTCATAAAACTACTTTTACTCCAGCAAATGATTGGGTTCAAATTATTCAATCTGCAATAACTGTAGATAAGAATGGAGATGAAATATCTTATTGGCCTGAGATGTGGTCATTAGATTATCTTCGTGATCGTCGAAGACAAGCTCCAATTGCCTATAGTTTCCAGTATCAAAATCAAATTGTACAGACAAGTGAGTTATCTCTTTCACCAGATTTAATTGTTAAAGGTTCTATTGCGACTCAATTTGATGCAATGGGTGTAGGTGTAGATTTATCAGCAGGAGTAAGGGAACAGAATGACTATACAGTTTTTGTAATGGGAGGTCGTATTAAAGACAAAATTCATATTATCGATTGCAAGAGAATACGACTTATGGGTAATTTAGAAAAATTAGATAGTTTAATGGAAATGATGGAAGAATGGGGTGTGATTCACAAAGATAATAAAAATTATTTCCCTACTGGAAATGCTGTTCATATTTGGTCAGAAGCTGTTGCTTATCAGGCATCTTTAGAGGCTGATTTTAAAAGAATATGCTTAGGAGATCAGGGTTTATATAACATGATATGGCATGCAGTTAAAGGATTTCGCGGGGACAAAGTTGCACGTTTTAGGGGAATTATGGGTCTTTTTGAACAGAGAAAAATTATATTTAATAAGTACAGGAGATTTACTAATTTAACTGATGAAATTGTTAATTTTGGAGTTAGTTCCCATGATGATTGTGTGGATGCATTGGTATGGCTGTGTAATGGATTAATGACCAAAGGAAAACTAGAGTTAGAGTATTGACGATTTAAACTGGAAAGACACCTACCAATGTCAAACAGCTATTACAACGTAGAAATCGAACAGGACGCTTATGGTTCTGTTGTCATTCCTCTGCCTGATGAACTTTGTCACGATTTGGCTCTTCAGCCAAGTGAACGATTTGATGTAGAAGCCGAGGGTGATGTGATTACTTTAAAACGTTTGCATGCTGGTTATACCATTGACCAATAGACAATTCGTTAAAAACTCATGAGTGATACTGCTACTAAATCCGCACTCGATCCTCTTATTAAGGCGGTAGTAAATCGAGACGGTAGCGGATCAGCCGACACGATGCTGATTAATGCTCATTTATCTCAAATGAAAATGTTTGGGATACGTCAAGGAGTTGAGTTTTATCCTGATCAAGATAACTTCGGAACACAAAGATTTGATTTTATTCAACAGGTTATAAAGTTCAATAAATTAGATGCAAGACTTGATTCCATATGGGATAGGTTTTTAGCCTATGGAAAAGGTCTTTTTTATATTCGACCAACACAAAAGACTTATCGTCTTTATTGGTTTGATAAAGATTCTTATCGTACTTATTACTCGCCAGAAGGTGATTTAGAAGAAGTAATCATCATCTATCCTTACAAAGTTAAAGCTTCTAAGGGATTTAAGGGTGCAGGTTTAAATACAGATAAACGTTATATGCGTTTACGTATTACTCCTGAAGAGATTGAAGAATTTCATAGTGAACAAGAAATAACTTTCGATAATGAAAAGATGGATTATGCCACTTTCGATAAGAAAGTGCATGACAACAGTATGGAGTTTATTCCATGTGTAGAAGTTTTTAATAATCCTGATGCTTTTGGTACTGATGGAGCTGGTGAGTTTGAGTGGTTATCTAGTCAGATAGTTGCTCATGACGAGATGGTAAAGAATATTCGTGCAAACTTATCATTCTTTGGAAATCCAACTTTACTTTCTTCTCGACCAAAGCAAGACATTATCGAGCAAAACTCAGATGATGTAGCACAAAGGCCAAGTATTTCTAGCCAATCTGGTTTTAATTCAAACTTTGATCTTTCTAGTTCTACTTTCAAACAAGACCCTACAACTAGACAGCAACCAGGTTACATAGGTAAACCAGGTAGTGGTTACCGAGTTCCAAGAGTTATTGCTAATTTGGAGCCAACTGATCGTGTTGGTTTTATTACTCCTAATGCTGTAGGTACCGACCAAGCTCGTTATGCAGAACAGCTAAGAAGTGAGATAAGACTTGCTCTAGGTGGTATTGATGACCTAAGCATCACAAACGTGACTGCAACGGAGATTAAATCAGCTTATGGACGTGTTAGTGCCACAGCTAAGAAGAAATGCCTACAGCTTTATACATACGGCGTCTGTAAGTGTTTTGAGTTAATGATCTTCCAAGAAGAACAAATCTTCCGTAAGTCATTAGCTTATCAATCAGGAATTAAATATCCAGTTCCTCCTGAAGATCCCGATGATGAAGTGCTATATGAGAAGTATATAAAGCAAAAAGATAGATATGAGAGTCGTTTACAGAAAGCTATTGATGATGCAGTTGAGACTAAAGAGATTCCAGATGGCGTTGTAGGACTGGCTCCTGACGGAGATAGATCAGTTAGTTGGCGTTGGATGGGACCAGTTTATGAGGATACGGCACAAGATAAATTGAACCAATCTATCTTCACAAGAAACCTACAAGAATTGGGTGTTGATAGTATAGAAGCACTGAAGTATTTATTTCCTTCCAAAACTGATGACGAGATTGCAGGAATGCTTTCTGGTTATCCGTTTAGAATGGTAGGAGAAGTACAGAGGGCGTATTCTCAACTCATTGACTTAGTCAATCAAGAGATGAGGACTCCGCATCCGCAGCAACCGAATTTACCGATGGCTGCAGACCCGAGACTTGATCTCACCCCATTTTTATATAGAACCCTCGAATCATTACAGAAGGAAGTAACTTATGCAGGACGCTACCGTAGCGCCGACCCAATCGGCACCCCAAGTATCCCAGACCCAGCCGACCAGCTACGTGGCTCCAGCGGCTCAGTCAGCAGCCCAGGCACCCGTAGTGGGAACGTCTCCCCAATGGGTGGCGAGCTCCCAGCCGATGGCGGCACCAATGACACAAGCGCCAGCGCAGACGGCGGTACCTTACCAGAATTCAGCCCCTACAGCGTACAGCCCCCAGGTATCCCAGGCTCCCCAACAGCAGGAGAGTCCTTACAAGGAGGCGTTCAACAAGGTGGTGGGGCTCCTGAGTTCACCAGTCCAATTCCCGTTCCAGGGTCAACAGTCGCCTCAGACTCAAGCAGTCGACCCGGCCAGTTACGGTTCCCAACAAACGACCCAATTCGCCAACCAGGGTCTTCAGACCTCTATGCCTGGGATCAACAACAGCCCGGCATACTCGGACAACTCTTCCCAAACCTTACAGGAGATAACACCAGACCAGCTCCTCGCAAACGGAGTTAGTCCTGCAAGCATCAATGTCATTGATCATTTTGGTCCTGACACTGCAGCTATTCTTAATGACTATTCTTGTCAATTAGAAGATGCTGTATCTGCTACTAATGGTCAGTTAAATGAGGCAGCAGGTCTACTTAAGGAATTATCTGCAGAGCATAAGGTTTACGAAAGAATCCTTACTGATCCAGATGTTCTTGCTGATTACACATGTGAGTTCTTTGGTGAGAATGGTCCTTATCCTGTTCCTGCACAAAGACCAGCAGCTCCTCAAGGTCAAGCAGTAGGTCAGCAGTATGCAAATGCTCCTCAGGTAACTGGACAGCCTAATGTTACTGGACAAGCTCCAGCTGCAGCAGCTCCTTCACGCCCTGAGATGCCAGTTCCTCCACAGCCTCAGAGAGCGGCTAACCCAACTGATTTCTGGAATAACTTCGGAAATGCAGCTGATCGTAACCCTCAAGAAGCTTGGAAGTATCTAAATGCAGCTCAGCAAGATCCTGAAATCTTCCGTCAAAAGCTCCTTGTAATGGAGTAATTCAATAACTAAATAAGGGGTAGTTTTTCTACCCCCTATTTTATTTTTTTTACTAATGGCAAAAAAGAAAGGTAGCGCACAAGATAGAACAAATTCATTTCTTTCTGGATTTGGTACAGCTGGGGGAGGTATGGGAGCCCCAGGACTGACAATGTTTGGTGCTGGTGACGCTCAGAGACAAGTTATATATGGAATGACAGACAATTATGGTGCAATGAGAGATCCAGCGGTTAATGATTCTCCTATGCCTCAAGATTTAGAGTCAAGTTATTTGAAATTAAATCTTCCAGGTTCTCCATTACCGATGAATGGTCTTTCATCAACTCAAAATCTGAATGCAAGTATTAATAATCAAAAGATGTTTCTTGCACAATATCAGATGACCTTGGCACAAATGATGCCACCTGCCGCTTTCCAACAACTTCCTGTTGGCTATCCACCTGCTAAGAAAAAATGAGCAAAGAAAAAGCTATTGAAGCCGTTGAAAAGTCTGAAGACTACAAGAATATAATGATGGCTCTTGCTGCAGAACAAGAAGCTTCTCAATCAGATTTGCAACCTCAAAATATTAATCCAAATCCAAAGCCTGATGGACAAGCAGTTGTACCTTCTACTGCTTATTCTCAGTACAACATGGTCTAGTAGACGTCAAACTTATATAAGTAGGTTGATAAACCCATATTATAATTATTTCAATGGATTTTTTCCAGATATAGAGACTTCATCCTCGTAAGAGGATTTTGTTCTCAGATATCAGCAAACTAAACGCTGAGAAAACAAAATGTTTATAGACAACGATTTCCCCAAACTGCTTGGTGCGGAGCTTTATAGGCCCCATCCAGCGTATATTGTGGAGATGGCTGCCGAACCAGTAGTCGTACATGACTTTACTAAGCAACCTGGTCAAACTGTTCAGTTAGACCGCTACAGGTTCTTTGGTAACCCTGGCACTAAGACAAGCCGTGAGCGTACTCAGGATCAAACCATTGGTACAGCAAACAGCAGATCTATTGTCAAGGACAAGGTTCTAGTATCTCTCCGTGAATATACTGGACCAGCAGATCCAAATAACACAAATCTCCCTAGCACATTCAAGATTGCTCGTGAGACATTAATGACCGCTCAGCGTCTATTGCTTGATACTGGGAACCTTAACATGTTCCATCAGTCAATAGGATCGCTTACCCTTCTTGATGATTATCGCCGTTGGCGTGATCGCGTCTTCTTAGACGAGCTATTCAAGACTGAATCACGTGGTCAAAGTAGTGATTCACAAGGTGGTTACTACTATCCTAACGGAAAAGCTAAGAGTAACTCCACTACTCTTACTGCTTACACAGCTACAGAATACGCTTCTGAGCGCTTCAAGTTCAATGTAAAAACTGACCTTTTAGACGTTGTTAAGAGCTTACGTAAGCGTCACGTACCAGTTTTCGCTGATGGCTACTATCGTTGCATAGCAGATCCTTCACTTATGAAAGATCTACGTGCTGATCAAGGCTTCCGTGAAATTGCACGTTACCCAGGTATGGGACAGCCTAACCCTCTTATGGGTGCAATGGCTCCTAACCAGGCTATCTACGGTGGCGGACAGTACGGTCAAGCACAATTCGTAGCTGGCGAGCCAGTTATGCCATCAGGATTTGTTTTTGAAGGTGTTAGATTCTTCGAATCTACTAACTTCCCTGACAAAGAGATCTCGGTCGATATCGGCGATGGTAATGGTGCACAAACTAAGAAAACTCCTGCCGGCCTATTCTTCGGCCCTCAGGCGATCGGTGTAGGTATTGGTGGTCCAAATGCTCAAGTTCTAATTAATAACAACGACGACTTCAGTCTCTTT